TCAGCGTAATTGTCTTTGATAATTTGGTCGATTGCCCGATTCGCCTGTACGCCGAGCACGTCTTGGAACGCGTGAAAAGCTTCATGCGGAGCCGCTTCGACGTTTTGAATTACCACGACCCTACGACCGCCGCCCAAGTCCGCAGTGAAAAATCCTTGCTGTTCTGAAAATTGTTTTGCAGTAACCGGGTCCACTCCGGAGTCGATCAACGCTTTTTCAATGCTCGCCGAGTCCCGACCCAAAAATACATCCGTGCCGGGAGCCGCGCCGTTCACAAATTGTCTGACTGCGTTGACACGTTCCCGAACCGCCGGTTCCGCCGTCGCGTAAGCAACCGAATGCATCGCGTCGAGTGGTTTGAAATTTCCAGACGAAGGGACCGGCGTGTTGCTGCCCCATGGTCGGGGTGCAATTAACTGGCCGGACAAAATTCGCTGTCCCGCCCTACGCGCGCCGCCGAGACCCCCCAACGTCGCCCCGAGCCCCACGCTGGCTTCAGTTTCCGCCGGAGATTCCGACGTAACGGCGGCAAGGCCAACATCCATCGCTGCGCCGTGCGCAAATCCGCCCGCCACACCGGGGATACTCTGGATTACGTCCCGGCCAAGCTGCGCCGCTGCCGTAGGAGCCGCACCAGTCGCCGCAATGTCCTTACCCACCTGCGCCAGCGCCGAGCCCGCCGCCCCGACACGTCGCGTGATAGGTTTCACCAATTCACCAGCCTTGAGACCGGCCAACGCCCCTAATGGGCCAGCCTCCGCCGCACCCTTTACCAACCCGACCGCCGGAGCCGCTTTTTCTGCTCCTTTTGCCGTTATCCGGGTTGCCGCCCCGAGCGCCTGAATAGATTTGCCGCCGACGACCGTCGCCGCTTGGCTGACTTTCTCTCCGACCTTCGCTGCCGCTTCTTTAACCGGCGCAGGAACGAGCTTTCCGGTTTGTCCGAGCGCCTTTCCGAAAGCCCACCAAGTGAACGGGTCTGCGGGAGCAAGTTCTTGGACGACTTCTGGTCGAACCGGCGTTCCAGCGGCTTCGAGTTCTTTCACGACCTCACCCCCGATGCCGGTCATAAAAGCACCCTTGCCTTGAACCGCCTGTTCTTGAGTTTGAACTTGTCCAACGGCATCCCACAACGCTTTTACTTTATCCTCCGGGGTATAATCCTCAAGAGATTTTGAAATTCCGATACCGCGCGCAATTTTACCAACACCACGTTGAGCCATCTCGGAAAGTCCCACACCCGAAGTTTCCGCCGCAGAAAAAGTTTCTGCCATACGTCGTTGGGAATCGCGCAGCAACGCATCCGACGTTCCGCTGTCCCCGCCGAATAAGTCTGATACCATAGCCGTTCCTACATTAGTCCCGGCGGTTAGCAAGTTTAACGCTTGACGACCAAATCCTTTTGCAATTCCGACTGCTGCGCCCGCGATTTTGCGCGGCCCCGGCAAGTCCGAAAATTTAAATCCTCGCTGGCGAAGTAAATGCAATGCATCCGCGGTTTTCTGAGTAATTACTGGATCGCCTTGTAAATCTGGTTGACGCGAAAATTCCGACTTTATATCGAAGTTATCTGGGTCGGCTACCGCTAATTCGAAAATTTGATTCGCGTCTAAGTCGCGCAGGGGGTTAATGTCGGCTGACTGCGCTGCCGTGGCATACTCCGCTTCTTGTTCTGGGGTCAGACTGATTATTTCGTCAGCCATTTTCCACCTTTCTTCTTATTTTCCGTAGCGAAAAGGGGCTGTAAATTTGTGTAATGAAAACACGCCTGTTGTTGTGCGGGTTCGGTCAAATCGAAAGATCGACAGGGCCTTTTATGATCTACGTGCCATACACTCCCGTAATTTTCCCAAGTCATCCCGTCCCGAAATTGAATTTCCAGATGGGCTTGAAGTTGATAAATTTCACACCCGAATAACTTTCGGGTCGAAGAAGATTTTCTAGCGCCTACTGCCTTAACTTTTTCGTTTACCCGGCGTCGAAGATTATCCAGAAGTCGGAATTCTGAATCAGTTTTTCGTCGGTTTCGGTGATATTCCACTTGTTTAGCTATAATGCGCTTTCGTGTCTTGGGGTTGTTCGCGTATTTTTTCCGGTTGTCAATTAAAATTCTCTCACGGTATTTATAGTATGATTTAAGCAACGCCTTACGGGATTTCTCTCGGTTCGCATGTCGCCAACGTTGAGATTGTGCCCGCCTATCTTCTATGTTTTTGTAAGGCATAAAAGATTAAGGAACTCGTCGATATTGTCCGTTTGAAAGTTTCTGAACTTTACCCACGCCGGGTATATTCACGACCGGACCGATGCCGCTTGTCGCGACAGACGCACTCGGAGTCGGCGTTAATTGTTCTCGCCATGCTTCGTATTGAGTAGGCGTCATTTGCCCACTAATCACTTGTTGCATCGAAGATTCAATTGCCTTTCGAAAACCTTTTTTCTGTTGCTGGACTTCTGGAGAATCTCCTAAGACCGGGAAAAAAGTTCGTTCATACCACGCTTGTTCTTTAGGAGTAATTGCTGCGCCAGATTCGGCTCGAAGAATACCTTGAGACCAGTTATTTACGGCGGAGGACCACGCCTGCTCGTCTGGTGTAATTTGCCCCAGCTTCGCGACTAGCTGTCCCAAAGTGCCCGATTGATACGCGGCGAGTCGGGCTTGCGTAACGGTGCTCGTCGGATCAAATCCCTTTGCCTCAAGATTGGTCAACACTTGATTAGCTGAAGTTGCACGAGCAATCGAGTTCAATGCCCGAACTTGTGTTTCATGTAACGGTTTAGTCGCGTCGAGGCCCGCTTCTTTGGTAGTAGTCACAATCCCCCCACCCGGAGTGATTGAACCTACTTCCGGTATACTCGCAGCAGAAACAACCGGCTTCGTCGCCGAAACACTGCGAGGGGCGACTACTTGAGAGTCCGGGATGCTAACCGCCTGCGCGGACGGCATGCCCGCGTTCACCATCTGCGCTCGCGCGCGGGCCGCAGCCGCCGGATCAACCGGAGCCGCAGGAGCCGTGACTGCACCAGCCGCCCCAAACAAATTCCCAAATTTATTCTTCCCCTGCGCCTTCCACAAATTGTAAGGAGTCTGGCGATACTGGACTGCCTGTTTAAACTTCTCCGGAGAAATCGGCTGACGATCTGGACCAAGAATCATTCCACCGGGACGAACTTCTTCGATCACGTTGCCCGCCGCGTCGGTGTGTTTCAAATTTAAATCTTTGGCGTCAGTGCCTTTGATATACTGATCTGCCATCGCCTGCTGAGTAGTGTAATCCGACAGGTCGGCAAATTCCTGATCAATCTGCGCCCGCTGCGCGTCGTTCAGACCACCTTCGAGAGAAACCGGAACGGAAATTCCTGCGCGCGTCAATGCGTTCAATTTCAACTCGTAATCACCGGGAGCCGCTTGAGCTTTCCAAATAGCCGCCTGAAGCTCCGTTTCTTTGGCTTGTTTCGCGAGCCCCGCCGTGTCCACGATTTGCTGATTCTGCGCCGACTGAGCCTGCCGCGCTAGACCGCGAGCTTGCTGCGCTTCGGGACTCATCTGCTCTTGCAACGACATAAGCTCCGCTTTTTTCTTGGTCTTTCCAAGTTCGCCGGTTCGTTGCAAAATATCATCGGCAGTGACGAGCCCGGAACGAAAAGCGTCGATCAAAGCGGAAGTCGCGCGCGGACCGACTACTTCGGAGTCTGCCCGACCAACCAAAGATGAGGGATCAATTTGCGGCAATCGCCGCTCACTTCGTTCAAGAGCCATAAATTAAAAACCCCAAGGGGAAGCAACCCAGCCGGACGCGGTTCGCGCCGGAGCGGGAGCCGCACCACCAGAACCAAAACTTGCCGCCGCCTGACCAAGCGCAACTGACGGAGCAAGCCGCTGAGCACTCAAAAATTGTTCTGCGACCGGGTTGTAAATCGGAAGCGCACCGCCGCCCATCAATCCGATTTGACTGTTCAATCCCGTAATAGATTGCGCGCCCGCGGGAGCCGGGGAATAAAATCGACGAATGTCCATCTCACGATCTCGATTCCAGTTTTCGGCTCCTATCTGCTGGATTAGCCAATTGATCGCATTGCCCTGTGCAGGGTCCATTCTTGGGGCCGCAGGAGCTTGCTGTTGATTTCCCCCCATTCCAAATAACGAGCTAAGCAAACTGTTGTAAAAATTTCCTTGAGGCAAAACATTACTGGTCACTGCCGCAGGAATGTTCGACGCCCCAATTGCGGGGGCGGTAGCCGGAGTTACCTGCGGAGCAATCGTTGACCCGGTCCAAGCTCTTGACGTATTTACTGCCATATTACAAACTCCCTCTCGGTGCGCTTGAAAATGTTCCTGTATTCCACCAATTACCTAACGACGTTCCAAGCTGGGACGTGCTCGGCAACGCATTCGCCGCGTAACCCACGGCATTACCGAGTCCCTGCTGCCACGCCTGCGCGATACCCATGCCAGCGCGGGCCTGAGCATCGGCGGCAGATTGAGCCAACTGATTCGTCGCGCCCACTCGCGCCAGCCAAATGTTTGCCACGTCTTGACCGCTCAATCCCACTTCGGGAACCATCGCGTTGCTCTGATTCAAAACGCTCTGCTGCCCGGCCAGTTGATTCAACTGCACCGTGCTAAGATTCGGGAACAAAGTTCCCAAAATTCGTTGACGACTTTCTTCAAGCGACTGAGCATCTCCAGCCAGTTTCGCCGCGCGCTCCTGACGTTGAGCTTTTAACGCAAGCCCGGCAGTGCCGATTAACTCCCGCAAAACATTTCCGCCCACGCCGCGCGGGGAAGCCGCGCCAGTCACCATGCCAGACTTTTCCAGCCCCGCCTTAACCAATTCCGCTTGAACATCGGGCGGCAACGTTGCGCCCGCATTGATTTCTTTCAAGGCTTCGTCAATAAGCCGAGTCTTCAGATCGCCCATTCCGGGAACGCCTGCAACCGCTTCTTCTGCGGCCACTCCGCCCACACGCCCCGCGGTAGAATCCGGCCCAAGCTCACCCGCCTGTCTTAAAATTGCATCGGACGCATTGTATCTGGCCTGCAACAGAGACGGATCGAAAAGCGCCTGCGCCGACAAACGATTGCGAATTTGATCGAGGTCCGCCGCGGTTGCCTGACCGCCGACAGTCGCCGGGTCAAGTTGCTGGAATACGAAAGCACGCTGGCGTTCCAGCGCACGAATCTGCGCCTCTGCCGCATTCTCAATCGCGTTCGCCTGAATCGCGGCACCTGCTACTGCACCCACTGCGCCAAAGACATCACTCATAACACTTTTCGATATACCACTTCAGACGGTTCGAATCCCAGTCGTAGATACTTCTTTCCCATTGGACGCGAATCTCTCGATTCAGAAGAATGAAACAAAATGCAACCGATTTCACGCGCGGCTTTCTCTGCGGTCTCCATCAGGGGTTCCGCATTTGGAGCGCCGTCACGTTTAAACCAAAAATGCACCAGCCCAATTTTTTTCCCGGTAAAAGTATTCTCGGTGAAAACCGCTCCTAATACAGCATCTCCCGATCCCTGTTCCCACGAACGCGCAACGCCGAGTTGCATCAGCCGACGCCAGTGCGGGAAGAAAAAATCGGGATTGAAATGCCCGCCGGGGTAACGTAAATGGGGCTCAACATCCCGAAAAATAGGCATCAGGCGCTCGTTAAATTCATCGGCTGTCAGTTCTCGAACAGAGTCCATTTGTTATAAAAATAGTGTCGTTTTTATCACAGTTTGACGAGGGTCCAAAGCGCCATTTGGGCCGGAAAAAATAGCGTCGGAGCCGTGCTGTCAATTTCGAGCCCAATATCCCCGCCGAAGGTCTCAAAAGCCCCCCTCGGGGTAACGCCCGCCCCTACGGTCAGTTCCGTAGCCGGGGTAGCCCCGGAGTCCTTTGTCGCCTGCATCAGAATACGACCGCGGAACGACTGATTTGCCGCCCCCAGCACGTCCCAGCCGGGATTTTGGGTCAAAGCCTCGGTCAAGGTCTCAAAGGCCACGTGTTTCACGTCGCCGGGAACCCCGGACACTGTCCGCCACGCCCCGCGCTCGAACCAAATCAAAGCCGAAATAGTCGAGTCGTAAAACTGTTGAAACGCCTGCGGGCTCGACGGACGAGAACTTGTCGGGCCGCTCGGAACGACGCCAACAAACGATTCCCATGTCGATCCATTGAACAGATACCACCCAATCGGAACGCCCACAGACGGATCAGACACCGTGGGGTCTTTCGTCGTCCGAAGCCAGACCGGAGGAACGCTACTATCCGGAGTTGTCGCGCCGATATGATACCACGTAGTTTCCGAATCGGAAATATCGAGTGGCACGTATCGTTTCAAATCCGGATCGAATACATACCATTTATTCCCGTCTTTCAACCACGGACCCACGTTAGAGGTCGGCTCCGTGTCTCCGATGAAAATGAAATTAGTGCCAGTAGGCGAAACGATTTTCATGCGCTTCACCATCGCCTCGAAAAATTGCTGCGGCGTTCCCTTGAACGTCGGAGGAATTTGAGACGCTTGAATTAGCAGGTTTGTGTCTTGTAATGCCATAAGAACCTTATAAACAGAGTTTCAGGAAGAAATTTGTAAAGTCGCCATTGAACACACCTTGCCCGATGACTTCGTTATTGTTTGTGATAGCGCGAGCATCTATTAAATCCCACCCGGAACCTGCGGGCAGAAAATTATTCAAATCTTCTGGAACAGTCTGACCGGGACGCCATATACACGCGCGCGTGCCGCTATGTCCAACAATAAATCCCGCTTCGTTCACGCCGCTGGCAAAACTGTCTGGCTGTCCAGCCAACACGTCCAACTGGACCATTCCGGTCGCAATAGTCCACTTGAACCCACGACTCACCCCCGAACCAGTTCCATTGACATCTGCGCCGCCCACCACCACTCCAGCTTCGTTCATGTCTTCCGCGACAACCCAACCGGAAGCCGCCGAAGTCCCCGCAACGAAAAATCCGATGGAAGCCGATGCGCCCCCGTTGTTGTAAAACACACGAGTCCGATCTGTAGAATCCCCGAACGGCTGGGTGAACCGACCTACGATCAGTCCGGCTTCATTCACCAAATCGGCTTCACTGAATCTTCCCGATCCCGTGCCAGCTTCCGGCGGGTTAATATCGGTCGTTATACCCCCTTGCCACTTCACGGCTATGAACTCCGAAGCCAATGGAAAAAAATCAATGAATCGTTGTCCTACGACTATAAGATTTTTATTGAGATCAAACATCGTGAGCGACGGAATCGGAGTGACTATTTGAGAGACGGGTTCGTAAAAAGATGAACCGCCAGAACCGTCTAGATACAACAGAACCCCGTTCTCATTAAGCGCCATCGGGACGACCGAAAAAATATCCCCGAGATCACGAATTTCGCCAGTGTTTGAATTGAACCAAAACGTTCTGGAGTTTGACGCCAAATCAGTTTCATTTCCGACGACATGCCCCGCGCCATTTGTAAGATCAGCACCCCCGTTTTCACCACCGAGCGTCTGCCCAAGAACAGAGAAAGTCGAACTCGCCACGGTGTCTACCGTATCCACTTGAACTTGCATCGGCGAAACAAATGAAATAATTTCTCTCGTCGCACCACCAGTATACTTCAAAAACTTACCAACGTCTCCGGCTAGAAAAAAGTTTGTTCCATCCGTGTTAACTAAATCGCTCGCACTCTGAGACGCCGTGACTGCCCCGCTCGAACGAGTGGACCGAATATCACTTGCAACACGATTAACATACACCCAAGGTCGCTGCACCGGTCCGGGAAGAATTTTAGAACCAACCGCCATTCCATTTATACGGCTGGTATAACGCGGAAGTGTGACGGTAGAATCGTGTTCTGTATCATCAATGAACGGCTCGCAATCTTCCCCTCCGCCGCCCCCGCCATTGATGTCGATTGGATCACTCACGTCACCTTCCCCATCAGGAGTAACCGGCGTGATGATGATCGGAAGCCCCGGCGGCAAAGTAATAGTCGGGTCTTCAATACATTCGGCAATCAGAACATAAGACCCATCCGGTTGTTGCTGGTAAACATTGTAACAAATCGCACCGGGGTAAGCGGGCCAGCTAATCACACGGGTATTCCCGTCCCGAATAACAACGATACCCGTAATTTTCGTTAGCACGTTGAACGGCTCCAACACAATAATCGGTATGCCGCTTCCAGAAAAAATTGCCTCGCAAACCGGGGGAGACACGTAATTAATTTTCGGACGACGCAGGCACAATACATCGAGACTCATATCAAAATCCTTCTCCTATGCTTAGCACCACCGGCAACACTGAAATCAATTCCGCCTCCGCCATTTTAATCGCGATGATCTCCGCCACACGATCCGCCGCCGCTTGTGTAACGATACTCTCCGCTATACCCACTCCGATAGCGGAAAAAGAATCCACGTCTAACTGCTTTGTCTGGCTGGAAGTAAACCGCCGCACAGCAATCGCCGACAATGCCTGTATCGCTTCCGCCAACGTTTCCGACTTCACGCCAGCCCCATCGAATCGAACCGCATTTACCGGAGTTTCATCGTCACAAAAATCACTATCTTCGTCCTTATGATCCGGTTCTTCAGTGGAAAATGTTCTGATCCATCTGATAGTCGCAGGACCGTGACCAACTATTAACAGTTGAAAACTTTCATCAATGTCTTCATTGCGTCCCGATTCCGCAGGGCATGATCCAGAATCCAACTCCGAAGATTGCTGGCTCGCATCTTCGGATTTGACACGACGCGACTCAGGTTTAAACGCAAAGATTTGCGAGTCGGCGGTTAGCTCTTGATCGAAGCTAAGACTGCCTCGGTCCACTGAAATGTATTTCGCCAAGATTTGTTTATAAGCGCCTCGAATTCCCCCGGCGTAGAATATCCCCAAATCCAACCCTTCTTCGATACACGCGAGCCCCACCTGCGCATACATAAACTGACAATCAAGAGTGTTGCGTTTCGAGGGCGAGGTCAAACCGAAATAACCACGACTCTCCAAAGCCCACGTAATCGGGCATCCATTGTCCAAACGATCCGGACGAAAAGCTTCCCACAAACGATTCTCCCCGTCCTCATCTACGCTGACGTGAAAAATTCTCTCGGCTCCGGCGATGGTCCCGTAAACCCATTCGACGGGTCTCGTCCCAAGCCAGTAACCCGACCACGACTGCCCGGAATCGTCATTGAGCGTCTCGATAGAGGCGTCGTTTAACACCCACGTATGTTTGTTGAACTCATCCTCCGCGGGCACGCTCGTAAGCAAGTATTGACCAAACGCACCGGACGCGACGAGACTCAAGTCTTCTTTCAACAACGCTTTTGAAACCGCCATTTCGTTGTCACGAATTGGAACGCGACCATCAATTTGAGACGCCTTGGACGCATCGAACAACACCACCCCCGAAGGAGACATCCACGACAAGCGACCAAAGTGCGAGACGACCGAGCGTTGAGACGTGCAACCCACTTGCAAAATTTCTCGTTGAAACCCATCTGTCTCCGGCCACTTATCCCGGTTACGAATGTTGGCCTGAAGAATTGAGACCGCTTCATCAGTGTAGACGAACAACTGAGGAAATTCCAAGTTCGGGGTGCGCGCCATGGCCGTTACCTCCCGGTTAAACTGAAAACTTCCAGTGCCGCCCAAATAAATTTGTTCACGGAAGCTAAAAGGATTCGCGATGTCACTGGCAAAAACATTTTTGCCTTGCGACACCCATAGCCGATCCCCGATCCACATCGCCGGACCGCTGGACGGAGTTTCAAACGCGTTATTACGAACGTGGCCGGATTCCGAACCGTCGTAATACCCCGGCGCAGTGTTCTGTCCATCAAAAATAAACAGCACTTCCCTCGGAGGGATAACCTCAATCGCAGACGCAAACTCCGTGGTGATCCGGCGCGCCGATTGAGTGCATTGAGCCCACCAAATTTGTTTCGCCCACGGCAACATCTGTATATTTGGAAGCAACCGAAAATTCAAAAACGGCCACGGCGCGACGTAAATCGCTCCGTCAATCGCGACGACGAATTGCTCCAACCCCAGCGATGGACGAAAAATAGTTCCACCCTGAAGCTTGCCTTTCGGTAAGGTCACCAGACATCGATAACCGGGGCGACACGACAACAGACCACCGATGTTGATCATGTTGATCATGTTCCACGTGTAGCCGAGCGGCAACTGGGCCGGGTCCATCGAGGAATTGTTCCCTCGGAACCAAGTGCTATCCATGTCCACTGTTACTTCGCCGGGCATATGTTATTCGATACCGTAGTCGCTTTTATCTCGCAAGGAACTCATGCCGTCGTAAACCACCACTGGATTCAGTGTCGTTGTCGGCTCCGCCATTTGCTGCGCTTCGATTTCCAACCGCGCCGCGTCTGCTTCGTAGGCATGTGCCTCGGCAATTTTCTCACTGGAATAATGTTTGCGCGCCTGCACCGCGAGCAGCAATGCTACACGACTTTTCAAAGGCACATGATCGTATCGACTGTGAAAAGTCGGATTCGATTTTCGATACGCGATCCGGACCCACGGAGCGGACTGGCTCAGTTTAATGCGCCGATACTGGGGAAGAGTCTCGTCCGGTTCGTAGACACCGAGCAACACGCCGGTAATTCCGCTGTCGTCAATCGTGGAAAGACGAATCGAACCTACGGTCTGTGCTTTGAACACGCCGGTAATACGCGCGATAAGGGGAGCCCCCACATCCGGGACCGCGACGCCGAAAATTGTCGGCACACGATAGCCGTTTTTCCATACTCCGCCTTCCTCGCGACGTAAAACATTTCCCTCCGAGTCAAACCCAAATACGATGAGTTCTTTTTCGTTGTCTTCAGGAGTTTGAAGATACGCGACGAGCCTCGCCGGAGTAATCAAATCTCGATAAGTGCTGTGCCATTGACCTTGATCTTGCCACGACCAGTCGCAACAGCATTTGCAGTCGCCGGGACCGTTCAAGTGAAAATTAAACAGAGTCCCGAATCCAAGGGCGGGTTTGCCCCCGATATTGACCGCCAGCACGGTCTCTACCTCGCGCGGCAACGTGACGCAACTCCCGGAACAATCGGCAGAGCAAATGTCCAGCCAGCCTTTCCATCCTTCGAAATCGCCTTTGTTGGCGATAAGCGACACCGAGTCTCCCAACCACCGAAACAGCTTTACGTCGTCACAAGCCCCGATGATTTTTTTCGTCTCGTCGTAAACGTCATCCACGCGGAACATAATCAATAACCTCGCTTCTTTTTCTTTTTACATTTGCAAGCCATAGGTCAATACCCCCTTTCCTTAGCTTTCTTTTCCGCCAAGTCATCGAGGGCTTCTTCCCCGGACTTATCTCGCTTCGACGGCGCTTCCGGCTCGTCACCAGTGGCAGAAATCAGTTCATGAACCTCCACTGTGCAAGAATATTTTCCGTCTCTCTCGGAGGTAGCCACTTTTTTGTAACGGATAACCATCGTTCCCTCTTTGGGTAAATCCAACGGTTCGTCTTCCGTGATATGAAGTTCCGGATAGTATACCCGACCTTTTGGTGAGTCGGACATCGCCACTGTTTCCGGCCCTTTTTCCCCAAGTTCAATATTTAATTTCATAAGTTATGCCAGTCGCGCTATCGCTATGTCGGAAATTTCCATTTCCGGAGTTGTTCGGTCCCAAAAGAAACTGATGTGATCAAATGTTCCAGCAGATTCATCCACCGCGAATGCGACCGGAGTGACGGTGGCATATCCAGTAATAGCCGGGGCCGCGAGTTCCATTTGTTCCAAAAAAGTTGTGCGGCTTATGTCGTTTAACGTTCCACTAGACGGAAGGCGAAAAATATTAAAAGTGTAATTTGGACTACCTTTAGTTATGTCCACAAACAATACCTGACGATCCGCGACGGCGGACGCAGCCCCATTTGCGAAACGTTGAGAGGTATTTAATATGGTTCCATCCGTTATTGTGGACGCAACTTTCTTCGTGGGAACCCAAAAGTTAGTCGTGTTTTCATAATTCGTCGCCGCCCTCGTCCAAGTTGCTTGACTGGTCCTCACTCCGGCAAAATTTGTAGTAGAAGAATCACCATAGATATTGGACGAGCCACTACACACACCCATTACCAACCGCGGAGTTCCAGTTAAATTTGCTCCAGAATCCCGCATAGAAAATCGAATTCCGAATCGAAGTTCAGTCCACGTGGTCCCAAAAGGAATCGGACGGACAAAAGTTCCGTTCGATACCACAATTCGTTTATCCGGCTGAGCGGAAATTGTTCTGTCAAGAATTGTAATCGCCATAAAAATTTACCTCGCTACGTAAGCCCCGGTCCATCCCGTTCCACCATTAAGCCCATCCACATTCGCGAGATCAGTATATGATTCCATATCATCGTTCGATTTTAATCCCATATAGTTATCTCGCGCGACATACGCTCCGGTCCAATCCATAGACCCGCCGTTCAAAGTATCTAAATCCGCTCCATCGGAATACGACTCCATATCGTCTTCCGCTTGAACTCCCATGAAACTTGTTCTTGCGACATAAGCACCAGTCCATCCTGTGCCCCCATTCAACGCGTCCAACAGCACTAAATCAGTATACGATTCCATGTCATCATGGGGTATTCCCATCGTGACACTCGCCAAGAACGCTAAATCAATTAAAACTAAAGAACGCATTATGGTTCTACCGCATAAGCGGCCACGACATCTGCATCAGCCGATCCAAAACATGTTGCTGACAAAATCGCTACTTTATTCGCCGCAAGACTCGCGGGAGCCGCCGCGCCAACAAATTTCCATCCGACCGGAAACGACAAATTTCTCGACACACTGTCCCCAATTATGCGAATCGTCAACGCTTTGGGCGCGCCCCTGTTCGACGTGGTAAAAGCAATGTCACCAGTCAACGTCACTGACCGATAATCATCCGCATCAAAATCCAAATTAGTTGATGCAGCATAGGTCAAAGTAGAATGAGAAAAACTACCTTCGGGACCGGCTTTGATAAACGAAACGAGAATGGCATCCCCGTTTGTGAAAAGAGTTCCGCCCACAGCAACTGCCGTTCCGGCAAAGTTATAGGCCGAACCGTCTAACACCCCGGCTCCAGATACTTGAAAAATTATAAACTTAGTGGGATCAGCCTTGCTGTAAAACGCAAACCTGTCTCGCGCAGCCACGTCGAGTAACAAATCCGTCAAATCTGTATCAATATCGAGATCATCAATGCTGACTGAAGTCACGTTAATCGGAGTCGCATTGTTAAACTTGACTTCTGCGTTTCCAGCCGGAAAAGTCGTAGAAGTATTAAAATTGTAGTTAAACGTAACGCCTCCGGCTCGACCGGCGGCTCCGTTTGTTCCATTCGTGCCGTTAGTTCCGTTGGTCCCATTCGCTCCGGTTGGACCTTGAGGACCAACATCGCCTTGCGGGCCTTGCGGACCTTGCGGGCCGATAGGACCATCAACGCCCTGCGCGCCAACTATGTCTTTCGGCAAACGTCGAAGGCGGTTTACCCCCGGCTCGATTTCCACTGTGGCGATAATCCGTCCGACCCAATTAGGATTCGTATCTTCGGGTATCTGACTTGTATTCATACTTCGTCAATGCAAATAAATTCTCCGTTATCTTCCATGATCAGGGTTCCGTCATCGTCACGCCACAAACAAGCAACTGCTTCTTCCACGGGCGGGTTTACAACCACAAGGCTATACCCCGGAGGTTTAACCGTTTTATCACCCCCGATTGGGCGATTGCATGGAACCAAATGAACATCGGGCTCCGCTAATGGAATAAACGCGCCTCGACTCATTCAATCCTTACCGCCGTAATCGTTGTGCGCAACGCCACAACCGCAATTTTGTCAATAGTCGTCGCTTGACCGAATAGGGCAATCGTTTGATTTTCTCCATCCGTCGTCGCCAGCACATCGATTACCAATTGTTCTTTTTGGGTGTCCGCCAAAAAATTCAACTCCACAGTTGATCCATCCAAATCCGCACTATTAGAAATGTTTCGAAGTTTCAACGAAACAATGTCCGATGTTAGCACACCAGATAATCCTACCAACCCGACAACCGCCGTAATTTTGTAAGTTCCAGCATCCGGGAGGGTCACTGCCGGAGATGAATTAACAAAATTCACTGCCGTAAACGTAATCGGGAGATTAAAATCTGTTCCGATAGTCGCAAAAGAAAACGCATTGGTTTCCGTCAGCGATTCACCCGCCGGACCCTGCGCACCCGCCGGACCTTGCGGACCCTGCGGACCTGTCACGCTAACTCCGGGAAACCCAGACGGCACCACCAATTTTCCGGCAGTAATGGTTCCAGACGCGCCCGTAACTGCCTTTACTAAAGTCAAAGAAAGAGTCCCGGACGAATCGGCTGAATTCACTAAATACCAACCCGACGAAAAAATAAATACGTAAGTGTCCTGTAAAATAGCTGGATTAAACAGCGTTGCGACAGAAACATTCGGAGCCCCGAACGACGGCTGGGTAAAACTGGCAGTAGTAACGGTGTAAGCATTTCGGCCATTCGCCCCGCTCGCACCCGCGGCCCCCTGTGGACCGGTTAACCCGATAATTCCATCTCGGAACAAACGAAGAAAATAGCACGCCAGCCCTTCGTCCTCCGCGCGCGGGTTGTTCTCCAAACCGGTCTCCAAGCTACAGGGAAGCAGCCATGTAACTCGCCCATTCACTTCAGTTTTTACAATCTCGCCAAAAAACTGCTCCGTAAAATTTTGGATTTGCGAAGGTAAAGATTCGCATGCCGCCGTGTTCGACTCCGAAGTAGCGCACGGGCCGTTACAGCATTGACTGGTCGTATTGCAACTCATTTAGTTAGCCCCTGAATCACCCGCTGAGTATCAGCCGAGTGTTCGATTTGATGTGATTGTTTAAACAACTCCAAAATTTCCTCCTTGGAATATTGGTCTTTGATCAAGCGTTTCTTAAACGCTTCCCCACCTTTGATCACTTCCGAAAAAGCATTAGACAAACCCCGCGCGCCCATCTTGGCGACGTTGAGACCGACTGCGACTCCGGGATTCGCCATGGAAAGTGTGCTAAGAAAAACTTTTGCCAG